ACATCGGCGTTTTTTTGTGGTATACTATTATTAACCTATCTTTTAATGAGGTAAATTATGTCTATTTTCGTCGAAGTCAACTCAGTTCGTCCCAAGAACTGCAAACTAATCATCAATCTTGATTCTATTATTGAGATTGCACCACTTATGGCAGGTGGTTGTATCATCTTCTTCAATGCACAAGAAGCAGGCACTACTCGCACTATTACTGTTTCGGATGACTATACTGCATTCAAACAATTCGTCATGCAAACTGTTACTGCCGAAGACATTGCAAAGAAATTCCCTAAGGCAACTAAATCTCCAGTTACTATTAAACCACAAAATGCAGGATCGACAGGAGTTGAATTCAACGAGTAATGTGTTATGAAAAACGACCTGTTGTTTTCAACATTCGAATGGATTAAAAATGATTACAAATCAAATCGTGTTAGGTTTGTTATGGAGTTATTTGCTTGGACTATTAGTGTTGGGTGTGCTATTGTCATGGCTGGAACAGTACCAGACCCTCCACTTATGGCTCTTTATCCCGCTTGGATTACTGGTTGTTCTATCTATGCCTGGTGTGCTTATTCTAGGCGCTCATTTGGTATGCTCACTAACTACATTTTGTTGGTCACCATTGACCTTACTGGACTCTTTAGGATGATGTTGTGAGGATATTTTGATATGACAAAAATTGGTTATGCTAGAGTTTCGACTATTTCGCAAAAATTAGACAGTCAACTTCAAAAACTTGAAGAATTTGGATGTGAGAAAATCTTTAAAGAGAAAACTACTGGTACACATATGCATAGACCACAGTTCAAATCTCTTATGAAATTTTTGAGAGAAGGAGATGTGTTATATATTACTAGACTTGATAGATTGGCAAGAAGCACTCGTGATTTGTTAAATATAAAACACGAACTAGAAGAAAAAAAAGTTGGTTTAGTTGTTATTGAACAAAATATTGACACAATTACATCAACTGGAAAATTACTCTTTGGTGTACTTTCTTTGTTTGCTGAATTTGATATTGATTTGAAAAAAGAAAATCAAAGAGAAGGAATTGAGTTAGCAAAACAACGTGGTGCACCATTAGGCAGAAAAAAGATATGTAATGAGCATCAAGTTGAAGAAATTAAAAACCTAAGATCGCAAGGTAAACCAATTAAAGAACTAATGAAGCAATTCAAAGTGAGTAAAGCTTCAATATATCGAATTTTAAGTCCTTCTACACAAAAAACTATACTTTAGAACTATGAATATTTTTTATCTTGATAATGACCCTATTGACTGTGCGAAGATGCATAACAATAAACATACCGTGAAGATGGTAATAGAGTATGCACAATTACTATCTACTGCACATCGTACATTAGATGGTGTTGATAATGTTCTTGCCGATCCATTACATGAATCAATCATGTATAAGGCAACCCATAAGAATCATCCATCTGCCGTTTGGTGTCGCAAATCAAAAGAGAATTACATTTGGTTATGTAATTTACTTGATGCACTATGTGAAGAGTATACCTATCGGTATGAAAAAACACATAAAGTACAACAGACTGGATTGTTGTATGTTCTAATGAAGAATGTACCCAAGAACATTGGAACTGAAGGTTGGTCTGAACCTACGCCTGCAATGCCAGATGATGTTAAAGTCGCAGGCGACTCTATTACATCGTATCGAAATTACTACAATAAACATAAAACACACCTTGCTAATTGGAAGCATCGTGAAGAACCTATTTGGTATGGAGCATCATATGCGTGATCGTGAGAAAGTAATGTTTATTCTTCAAGAAGAATGTGCAGAGGTGATTCAGGCTATCTCTAAGATATATCGATTTGGTCTTGACACAGAATGGGATGGTGTCACTAATAAACAAGCATTTGTGCGTGAACTTGGTGATGTACTTGCGGTTATTGAAGTTTTACTAACAGAGACTGATATAAATATTGACAACCAAGATTTAGAAGATGCATTAGATGCAAAGAAGAAGAAACTTGATATCTATCTGCCTGCTGAATAATAATGAGGATTAGAACTATGCCAACGTATGCATTTTTGAATACAACATCAGGCGAAATTGTTGAAAAAGTCATGAAGATTTCTGAATTGGATGCGTATAAACGCGAACATCCAAATCTTCAAAGATATATTAATGAAGCTGTTCCGTTTGGTGACGGTATGCGAATGTCGAACGGTGTTGCAAAACCAGATTCGTCATTTGAAAAATATGTCATCAATCGTATCAAAGAATCAGTCCCAGGTAATAGTGTAGGATTGTCACATAAGACAAAGTTGCCTAGGGAGTGGTAATTTCATAACAACCTTTAAGGGCATTAAATGGCTAAGACAGTTAGACGAAAAACGGCAGCGGCGCAAGCACAATCTCAACATTTTTCACTGAAACAAGTTCAGCCTTTAACAAAAAATCAAACAAGAACATTTGAAGAATACGATAAAGGTAATCATCTAATCCTTGCAGGATCTGCTGGTACTGGTAAATCATTCCTTGCATTGTACCTATCACTTAAAGATGTTCTTGCTGCTGGTTCTTATTATGAAAGAATCGTTATCATTCGATCAGCTGTACCATCACGAGACTTAGGTTTCGTACCAGGCACGTTAGAAGAGAAAGCAAAGATCTATCAAGAGCCATACATGAATATCGTCAACGAGTTAGTTGGTCGTGGCGATGCGTGGCATTTTCTATACAACAAAGAAATACTAGAGTTTCAAACTACATCATTCTTACGCGGATTGACATTTAGAGATTGTATTATTATCTTTGATGAATTCCAATCTGCAACATTTCACGAAATCGATTCTGTCTTGACAAGAGTTGGAGAAAACTGTAGATTTATACTGTGTGGTGACTTCGCACAGAATGATCTAAACAACAAAAAAGAGAAGTCTGGCTTCATTGATGCAGTCAGAATTTTAGATAAGATTGATGATATTTCACACATCCAATTCGGTATTGATGACATTGTCCGGAGTGGGTTTGTGCGTAAATATCTAACTGAAAAACAAAACTTAGGAATATAATGTTCACACACTGCCCACCGATGGTGATTGAGAATCTAAACACCGAAACTGTTAATGACAAACGATATTATGTAACACCATCTGGGCAGCGTTTACCCTCTGTTACTACTGTTCTTGGTGCCATGAAAAAGAAAGAGATCATGGCATGGCGACGTAAAGTGGGTGAAGTAGAAGCAAATCGGATTTCTAAACTTGCAACTGGTCGTGGTAATCGAGTACATACTCTTGCAGAAAAGTATCTACTTAATGAAACGATTGAGTGGAAGAAAGAAATGCCTGATGCAGTTGAGATCCATGTGGTCTGAACGCATTGGTCTTGCGGGTCGTGTTGACTTGATTGCTGAATGGGAAGGCAAGTTATCTGTTATCGATTTCAAAACTTCTAAACGACTCAAGACTGAAGATAAGATTCAAGATTACTTTGCACAATGCGTTGCATATGCAATGATGTATGAAGAACGTGTTGGTGCACCTATTGATCAGATTGTGGTTTTGATGGCAGTCGAGAGTGAACAACCTCTTATCTTCGTAAAAGAAACAAAAGATTACGTTGATACATTATACGAACACATTGAATTTTATAAATCGAATAAATATTAAAATAAAATTCTAAAGGGCGTATAATGACTTTACCATCGTCTGGTGCTATATCATTAAGTGATATTCGAACAGAACTTTCTGCGTCTGGAACAATTTCTCTGAATGATACCAATGTTCGTACATTATCTGGTAAAACAACACCAAGTTCTACTGAAATAATGCCGATAGACTTCTATGGTAAATCTGCTGGAGGAGGAGGAGCACCTCCACCATCACCTGGTGCTGGATGTGTGATAGAAGGTACAAAATTAACTGGTTTATCTACCATCATAACCAGTGGTGTTGCAACAGTCACGGGTCGAACTTCTGGTGGTACTGTTTGGGGAGATAATTCATACGGATACACTTCTGACAGTGATTTTGCAAGAGCAGCAGTTCATGCAGGAATATTAACGGCTGGTCAAACTGGATATGTATCGTTTACTAGTTTAGGAGATAAACCTGGTCCATTCCCAGGAACAACCTCAAATGGTGTTACCACAACATATTGGCCTACCAACTGGTGTGCAGTGACATTGGCCGCATCGGTAGTATCACCAAGTTCTACATACTCTTTTTCATCGATAACTACATCTATTAATGAGGGTAGTTCAGGAACGTATGGTGTTTCAACTACATCTGTTTCTTCTGGAACAAATTTGTATTGGACTGTAAATCATATAACAACAAGTAATGCAGATTTTGCATCAGATAGAGGATCACTTGCTATTTTTTCAGATGTAGGTTCTTTTATAGTATCAACAATTGGTGATAATACAACAGAAGGTGCACAAACATTTACTATTAGTATTAGAACTGGATCATATACTGGTCCTGTAGTTAACACCAGTTCCACTATTACAATAAATGATACATCGCAGGGTGTGCCAGCAACAGTACCTGGTGCACCAACTATTGGTGTTGCAAGATCAACCGGTGCAACTTCAGCAACAGTAGATTTTACGGCGCCTGCATCTAATGGTGGTGCAGCGATTACATCATATACGGCAGTTTCTTCGCCCGAGGGAATAACAGGTACATTAAGTCAATCTGGATCTGGCACTATTACTATTAATGGATTGACTTCAAGTACGCCATATACATTCACAGTGTATGCAACAAACTCTGTTGGTAATAGTCCTTCTAGTGCATCGAGTAATCAAATAACAACATCGGCTGTTCCAACAGTACCTGGTGCACCAATAATTGGAATTGCAACAAAGACAGGTTCAACATCCGCAACAGTATCATATACTGCTCCTGCAAATAACGGCGGTGCAACAATCACTTCTTACACGGCTATTGCATATCTGTATCCATCTGGAACATCAGCTGGAATTACTGGCACATTAAATCAGGCTGGTAATGGCATAATAACAGTAACAGGATTATCTCCTTCCACATCTTATACATTTAAAGTAAAAGCAACCAACTCAGTTGGTGACAGTAATCTTAGTGGTGCTACGTCTAATATAACCACAGACGCCGCAACCGTATTAACAGTGCCTCCAACGCCTACTATCGGTGCTGCTATTTCTACAGGACAGACAACTGCAACAGTGTCGTTCACTGCTCCGTATCTATATGGTGCGTATGCAATCACTTCTTACACTGCTATTGCATATCTGTATCCATCTGGAACATCAGCTGGAATTACTGGCAGTGTAGTTGAGTCGGGAGGATGGGGTTCTATAAACATATCTGGATTAACATCTGGCACATCTTATACGTTTAAAGTGAAAGCAACGAATGCAACAGGAGATAGTAATCTAAGTGCAGATAGTAATTTTATAACAACAACCGCTGCTGCTACAGTGCCTGGTGTACCAACTATTGGTGCTGCTATTCCTACAGGACAGACAACTGCAACAGTATCTTATACTGCACCGACATCTGATGGTGGTTCAGTAATCACATCATATACGGCACAGGCATATTCTTATCCATCAGGAACTGCAACTGGAATTACTAACACATTAAGTCAATCGGGCGATGGTGTTATTACTGTATCTGGACTAACTGCATCCACATCTTATACTTTTAAGGTCAGAGCAACTAACTCTGTTGGAAATGGTTCTTATAGTGCAGATAGTGCTTCAATGACAACGAATGCTATATCTACAGTGCCTGGTGCACCGACAATTACTGGCGCAGTTGCAACAGGACAAACAACTGCTGATGTGTCGTTCTCTGCACCTGCATCTAATGGCGGTTCACCAATCACATCTTACACAATATTGTCTAGTCCAGGTGGCATCACTTCAACACTCAATCAATCGGGTGGTGGTACATTTAATGTAACTGGATTAACTGCTGGAACATCATACACATTTACTATTAAAGCAACTAATTCAGTTGGTGATAGTTCACCTAGTTCTGCCAGTTCTTCTATAACAACAGCATCTGCTGGTCCAGCACTAGGATTTGATAGTGGTGATTCGTTTAGTTATTTGAATGATCAGGGTAACCTATCACCAACATCGATGGATCAATTGACGGATCCGGATATTTTAGTGGTGATCCGTCGGCAGAAGGTACAGTTACATTATCTGGTCCAACAAAATATGTTGCGACGTTGACACCTGGAATAGGAAATAATTATGAAGTTGCGGTGTCGGGTGGTGCTATAGGTAGTCAAACCGCATTCAATATTAATGGAATTAATCAGGGTGGCGGTAAATCAGCTTACTATACTGTAGGAATTGGTCTATATATTACCTTCACGGTAACACAAGATAATATTACTAGAGGGGCAAGCGGTACAATTTTTATTAGAAATAAAACAACTCTTGCTGAAATTTCTAGAAGTTTCACTATGTCAATAATTACTGGCGTATAGTTCTTGACACCTACTCTACGTTCTGATATACTAAATACTTCTCAATGGTAGTAAACTGGTTTTTAGAAAGGTATTTCGGACGTGGGTGCGAATCCCACCAGGTCCACCATAAACATATTGTCTACTGGTAAATGAGATAATAACGCTCATAATAAAAGTTCCAAACAGTATGTTTATGATGGGCCTGACTAGATTCGACGGGATAATAAGTATAATTATTGGCTACTCGACATATCAGTCGTTAAAAATAAATCAAAGTAAACGCAGCAAATGACAGCGAATACGCATTAGCAGCCTAATAACTGCTTAGGGTTTTTGGTAGTTTATCCTCGTAACAGAATTAAACTACCTTTTTCAAACTTAAAAAGGTATCATAGATGTTACACAAGACTATCAAAGTCTTGTTGGGAACATTTCTCATCTTTGGTTTAATGAATGCTACAGCAGTAGCGAATGCGAGAGAAACATATTCTTTAGTTCCTAACATACAGAAAGAGTTAAGTTGTCTAACAAACAATATTTTTTATGAGGCAGAGTCTGAACCTTTTAAAGGTAAACTGGCAGTTGCACAGGTCACGTTGAATAGAGTTAATTCTGGTCTATTCAAAAATGACATATGTAGGACTGTGTATCAAAAGACAAAAAAGACTTGTCAATTCTCGTGGGTTTGTATTAAGTCTAAAAGTCAAATACCAATAAACTCAAAAGAATACATTGATTCTAAGGCGGCAGCAGAAAAAGTTCTGTTTGATGGATACCGCTTGACAAAACTCAACGATGCATTGTATTATCATGCTACATACGTTGATCCGCACTGGAAGAAACGTAAGATTACCAAAATAGGTAAACACATATTTTATGCATAAGGAAAATCGTAATGCCCACTAAAGAAGAATGTCGTGTCTTTTCCGCTCTCATCGAAGAAATGGTGCAGGGCAATAGAGATATGAATTACATGGATGCAATTCTAGAACATTGTAAAGATACTGGATTTGAAATTGAAATGGCTGCAACACTACTTACTGCTGCACTTAAATCCAAGATTACAGAAGAAGCAGAATCTCTAAATCTAATCAAAAAGACTAATCGTTTGCCTATATGAATGTTGAATCTAATGGATTTGAATGTTACGCATTATTTCATGCACTAAAATTACACTTCACAAGTAAATATGATTTTGTAAAATATTCTGGCAAAACAAACGTAACGCAAGACTCTTTTATGATTAGAAAGGATAAGTTTACTTTCTATAAGACGATATGTTTGGTTTCTTTGTTTCTAATCTCTTAGAGAAACCAAAACTCTGGTCTGGTGATCTTCTCTCAGAGGATGCAGAGTCTACGTTTAAAGTGTGGCAGAAAACACAGCAGTCTCTTTTTTATATCTTCCAACAAGACCTGTCTACCCTAATGGAAGATGTTGACTCTCCGCAACAGTTGCTGAAAGTGGTTGACAGGCAGTACCCTTTGTTGTATAATAGTTATGTGCAGTCAAGAATCAAACTTGAGACGGTGATGATCATGAACGATATCCTAAACTTCTTTCCTATGTGGACCAATAGAGTCGAAGATGATCTGATCTTTCCTGAGTTTATTCAAAAATGCATGAAATATGCACCGTTTTTGAACTATGATGTGACTAAATACAAACACGCACTCAAGTCACAAATGTGTGCAGTAGTCTAATATACCGCAATATATCGTTAATAAGGAATTTAATATGAACTTCGCAAATCTTAAAAAATCGTCTGGTAACTTCGACAAACTTACCAAAGCCATTGAGCAACTCAATGCAACGCCTGCCTCGAAAGACGATAAGTTCTGGAAACCAGAAGTAGATAAAGCAGGTAATGGATACGCAGTTATCCGTTTTCTTCCCGCACCTGAAGTAGATGGAGAAGAAGGTCTTCCATGGGTTAAAGTATTCAATCACGGCTTTCAAGGTCCTGGTGGTTGGTACATTGAAAACTCACTCACTACGCTTAATCAGAAAGATCCAGTGTCTGAGTACAATACTCAACTTTGGAACTCTGGCGTAGAAGCAAATAAAGAAGTCGCACGTAAACAGAAACGTCGCCTTTCGTATATCTCTAACATCTATGTTGTTGAAGATTCTAAGAATCCTCAGAATGAAGGTAAAGTCTTTCTGTTTAAGTTTGGCGCTAAGATCTTTGATAAGATCAATGAAGCAATGAATCCTGCTTTTGAAGATGAGAAAGCAATGAATCCATTTGACTTCTGGACTGGTGCTAACTTTAAACTGAAGATTCGCAAAGTCGAGGGCTATCAGAACTATGATAAGTCTGAGTTTGCTGCCGCTGGTCCTTTGCTATCTGATGATGCTAAACTTGAAGATATTTGGAAATCGGAGCATTCTTTGAAAGAACATCTTGATCCAGCTAACTTTAAGTCGTATGATGAATTGAAAGCTAAACTCAATAAAGTATTGGGTCTAGATGGCGCAGCACCTGTTTCTCGTACTACTGTCGAGCAAGCTAAAGCAGCACCTAAACGTGTTGAATCGTCTACTGTTGAAGAAGATGATGACATGGACTACTTCAGCAAACTCGCTGAAGAATCATGATTTGATTATTGACTGACACTAAAGGGAACTTCGGTTCCCTTTTTTATAGGAATCCGGCGCGATTTAATCCTTCGTAGATATGCACCAATACTGGTGTATTATCTCTTTGTGATGCAGTTGTTGATCCAGGAGTCTTTTGATTACCCATATTGTTAGTTGTATTGGTAACAATAGGAGTAGAACCACCACCAGATGATGCTGATTGTTCCATATTTAAATCAATATTTTGATTTGTTGTTTCTGATACACCAGATGATGTTGGCATAGGAGTAATTGGTGATGCACCACCACCTCCACCAGATGATGATTCAGGAGATGACATACTAGATCCACCACCAGGTGATGATGATCCAGTAGGTATTGATTGTGTGAACGGAGTTGA